AACCATTGATGCCCCGTAAGATAAATTTTTGAAAAAACTAACAAACTACTACATTTTGTACCATGAGCACCCAGCCTCCCAATTACGACAGACAGTATAACTTTGAGAACTACCAGTCTCTCAACCCCAACGCGCCACTACCGGCAAACCAGCTTGAGTCCGAACTCAACGCCGCAAGAACTTCTGTAAACCAAACAATATCAAGACTTAATGAACTCCAGAACGCAGACGGGAGCCTCAAAGTCCCGGCGGCCCTCGCCGTCGAGACGACTGCTGTTGCTACTAGTGTGGCTACTAGTGTGGCTAACTCCGCCACACAGGCCTACCTCTCGGCCAACTACGACCCGAACGTTGCCATAGATGCAGCTGCCAGTGCCGCTGCCGCTCTCGCCAGCAAAAACGCAGCCCAGAATGCAGAATTCCTGGCTCTCACCCACTCAAACTATGCCGAACAAGCCACCCTGTCGGCACAAAACTACGCAGGACAGGCAGCTACCGCTCGCGCCCAGGCTCAGAACCACGCTTCTGCCGCCAACACTTCCAAGCTGGAGACTGCGGCCTTGGCCGTAGCCGTTGAGGCAGACTTCAATGAGGTCGCTGCTGTTTATGCGGCAAGCTTGTCGCTCAAGAACTGGGTGGACTCAGAGTCATTCCAGTTCCTGCACAAGCGGGAAGACATGTCGGACGCTGGTGCCATAATGATGTTTAACGATGGCGAGGCTGAAAACACCCTTATCGGTAAGGTTTTCCAGGGTGCATCTGTTAGCCCCGACTCTTCGGTTGTATACAGACCGCCTACATCTGGTACGTCTGTCGGCAACATGGACATATACAGCGGCCCCTGGTGGGTCGATGGTCACGACTCCCCGGAAGACCCGCACAAGATTGTCATGCGAGATATGATGTCCTGTCTGGTTGACACTTGGACTGTTTTTGGACCAAGGGTTGGTCCGTGGTCTGGCGGAGTTGGTAATATAAAGCTCAGACAAAATGGCATTAACGGCCAGCCCCAAGCACAGTTTCACATTGGCCCAGAAAGAATCAAAGGAGTCAATTACTCAAAGGACAACTTTGGAGTTGGAGTAGTGCAAGGCTCGCAGCCCCTAACGCCTAAGGGTTACGTTGACGATGCCGACACGGCCCTTAGCGTCAGAATTGACGGCAAGGCCAACATAGTGCATACGCACATAATTGGGAATGTTACTGGACTGCAGACTGCGCTGGATGGCAAGTCAGACACAGGTCACCTTCACACTGGCGTTTACGCACCCGTTGCGCACTCTCACGATATCGCTGACGTCACGGGATTGCAGTCAGCAATTGACGCCAACAGGATTCAAGAATACGACAACTATAAGATTTATGGAGTTGGCGATATAGTACTACAGAGCAACAAGATATACAGGTTTAACGCTGGCATTGGTGCGGCTGGATATGGCCCAAGCACGCATCCATACGCCTGGACGGAGCAATCTGCACAGCCTAATCTTTCTGGATACGCAACTGAGTCTTTTGTTAATTCTAAGCCTGGTCTTACAAACCTTGCGTATTCATTAAACTATACAGACATTGGTGCGTCTAGCTATGTTGATACGCCTGTTAATGTTGTTGACGGACAAATGGGCAACACGTATTACAACTTAACAATAACATCACCACAAGACCCACTTGTCTCTAGTTATGCTGGTTGGACAGTTTCGTTTGTAGGAGTAGCAGGTTCAAGTGCAATGTCAACTGACGTGCAGTCTAGAGTAGTTACTTTTGACGTAAACACAATGGCATCAAACGCACAGGATGTGTTTGGCACACTGAACATGACGCACGGATGGCTGGGATGGAACTTTGGTGGTGCGCTCGCAACGGCCTACTACGTTCAGCCTACAGAAATAGCAGGAAAGTCTTTTGTGCTGCAAGGGAGCACGCAGCAAATACAATCAAACGATAAGTTTATAAACGCAAAAGGACTTTGGAGCGATTTTTCCAATGTTGTTAATGACCTTGGATTGGGTAATAAATTAATCGGAACAGACAATAATTCTAGAACAAAATTCTACTCAACACTTGATTTTGCAAAAGAGAACGAAGTTGCTAAAAAAAGCGGAACTACGTTTACTGGAAAAGTAAACCTCGCTACGATTAGCGTAGCCACCCCTAGCATCAACCTTGGTGGTCAATGTGACCCTGCCCCAGCGTCAGCGGCTGACGGAGACATTTGGATTTCCAACGCCACCTCGCCTAAACTTACATACAAGATGGGCGGTGTTAACTACAATCTGCCTGTCCTAAATCAGTTCAACACCTTCACCAATCAAATAGTGCTTGATACGTCCTCCTCCTCAGTTGCCGCCCTGCGTGTGACTCAACGTGGAACTGGTGAGGCGTTTCGCGTTGAAGACTCTACCAGCCCAGATTTAACTTCATTTATAGTAGGGAATGATGGAAACGTTGGAATAGGATATAACAGCTCAACGGAAATTGCTGGTTCAAATTTAGCGATAAAAGGAAGAACTGGAGTAGCAAGATGTTTAAATATTGATGCTACTGTAAACGGATACGGAATAGGTTTATTTGGCATTAGCGGAGTGGCGGTAATGAATGTCCAAAATGGATATGTAAACATTGAGGGCGGCCCGTCAGCGGGTATTAAATTGGGATACAATGGGGCTGTTGTTTCACAAATTAAAGCACCAGCAGCTGGAACTGGAGTATATGACAAAGAGATTGAAATATCAATAGCTGGTGGTACGTATAAAATCCCTTGCCGACAGGTCTAATGTCCGAGGAAACCAAGAGCAAGAAAGAGCACCTTGAGCGGCAGATAAAGGCCGCCAAGAGGCTCATTTCCATTAAAAAAGCCAAGAACAGCATTCTGGACTTCACAAGGCTGACCATGCCAAGCCCGGAAGACCCGGACAATACCGACTTGAGCAGGTACTCAGCGGCCAAGCATCACGAAGTTATCTGTGCCGCGCTCGAAGAGGTGGAAGCTGGACGCATTCAGCGGCTGATTATTACCATGCCGCCTCGTCACGGCAAGTCTGAACTTGCGTCAAGGCGGTTCCCTGCCTGGTTCTTGGGCAAAGACCCGTATCGTCACATGATATTTGCTACATATAATGACGAATTTGCGTCAGACTTTGGCAGGCACGTGCGTGATACTATGAAATCCGACGTTTTCAAGCAAGCTTTCCCGCTGTGTAAGCTAAAAGCTGGCTCCCAGGCGTCAGATAGAATCTCGACGGAAGAGGGCGGCATAGCTGTTTTTGTTGGAAGAGGTGGTTCTCTTACTGGCCGCGGTGCTGACTTGCTGGTTATCGATGACCCTATTAAAGACAGAGAAGAAGCTGACTCAAAAACGCTCCGCGACAAGCTTTGGGGATGGTTTACGGACGTTGCCATGACCCGACTTATGACCGCAGGGGCGCGAGTCGTCATTATTATGACCAGATGGCACGAAGACGACCTAGTCGGGCGGCTGATTGACCCTAAAAACTCGTACTATGTGCCAGAAGAGGCCGCGAATTGGAAGGTTTTGTCCCTTCCTGCTATAGCTGTTGACGATGACCCTATGGGAAGAAAGAATGGAGAGGCACTTTGGCCGGAAAGGTTCGACTTGGACTTCTTAAACCAGGCAAAAAGACTAAACCCGAAAGGCTTCTCAGCTCTTTACCAAGGCTCCCCGTCGCCAGATGACGGCGACTACTTTAAGCGCGAATGGCTTAAGTTCTACCTGCCGAGCGAGCTGCCAAGAAACCTTAGAATCTATGTATCAAGCGACCATGCTGTATCTACTGACCAGGAACGAGACGCTACATGCCTACTTCCAGTCGGAGTTGACGACGAAGACAACATATGGATACTTCCGGATGTATGGTGGAGACGCGCGGACACCGAAACAGTGGTGGAGGGAATGATTGACTTAATGAGAAGGCGCTCGCCCCTTATGTGGTGGGCTGAAAGCGGCCATATTACAAAGTCAATCGGCCCGTTTCTTAGAAAAAGAATGTCAGAACGATCAATTTACTGTGCAATAGATGAAGTTGTTCCTACTAAGGACAAGCAAACCAGAGCACAGTCCATACGCGCGCGTATGAGCATGGGTAAGGTCTTTTTCCCCAGGTTTGCCACATGGTGGCCGGACGCACAGGACGAACTTATGAAGTTTCCATCCTCGTCTCACGACGACTTTGTTGATGCCCTGGCACACATAGGCATGGGTCTCGACAAGCAGGTCAGAGCTGGCGGCGCTGTCGTAAAGGTTGACAATGTGCCAAAAAGTGGAACACTTGCATGGGTAAAGTGGGCAGACAAATTTAGAAAGAGGAACGAAGGCTTCCTCCGAATGGGCGGTTTCTAACAAACAAACAAACAAACAAAATGGAAAACTACGAACAACAAATGCCAATGCCTCAACAGCAGATGGCTCCACCTATGGCACCCCAGTTGCCTACAGACGCCGAAGGAAATCTAATGTCTAGAACATTTGAGCTTCCGAACGAGTCTCGCGCAGCCCTTGTCTCTGACTGGCTTGGCAAAGTCGAGGAAGCAAAGGCCTTCTGGAACCCACAATTTTCACGCATGCGCGAGGATATGGATTTCGTTGCCGGGAAGCAATGGGACAACTCTCACGTTAATGATACAAGGTACGTTGCAAATATAGTCCAGAGACACATACAGCAGAGAGTTGCGTCGCTGTATGCAAAGAATCCAACTGTAGTTGCAAGACGCAGAAAAACTTTAGACTTTGCCATTTGGGATGGCGGCATGGGCATGCTTCAAGCCGCACAGGCAGAAGCCGAGATGGCTATGGCCGCAGGCATGCCTCCTTCGGTTCAGACAATGGAATTCCTGGCCGACTTCCAGGCTGGCGTTCAGCGCAGGCAGTTCATGGACAAGCTGTCAAAGACAATGGAAATAGTATTCAAGTACGCACTAGAGCAGCAGATTCCGGACTTTAAGCTTCAGATGAAGCAGTTGGTGCGGAGAGCGTGCATATGTGGCGTTGGCTATGTAAAGATAGGTTTTGAGCGAATAATGGAAAGACGTCCAGAAGACGCAGATAAGATTCGCGACATAACCGAAAAGCTTGCCACGCTTCAGAGAATAGCAATAGATTTACACGACAATCAGACAAGCGAGACTTCAAAAGAAGTCGAACAGCTTAGGTTAATGATGGCCGACCTGCAAAGCCAGGAACTCAAGATAACCAGAGAGGGCATGGTCTTTGACTTCCCTTCATCTACCTCATTGATTCCGGACCCAAAGTGCAGACAGCTCAAGGACTTTGTTGGCGCCTCATGGGTTGCGCAGGAGTTTGTCATGAGCAATGATGACATCAAGGAGGTTTACGGCAAGGACGTTTCCGTTGGAAGGCGCATGATTAGAAAAGCTATGGGTATGGCAATGCCATCTTACTCAAAGAACGAGGATATCAATGTTTATGAAATATACTCAAAGAAGGACAATCTAAAGTACATCATAGCCGAAGGCTACCCGGACTTTTTGCAGGAACCCTCCGCTCCGTATCCTTGCCTGGAAAGATTCTGGCCGTTCTTTACCCTCAGCTTCAACGACATTGAGTCAGACAAGGACATCTATCCATGCTCAGATTCGCGCCTCTTGCAGCCGATGCAGAGAGAATACAACAGAGCCAGGCAGGGCTTGCGCGAGCAACGCCACGCCAATAGACCCAAGTACATCGTACCGAAGGGCATGCTAGACGACGAAGACCGGGCAAAGCTACAGTCACACCCTGCAAACGCGGTGCTTGAACTTAATGCCGTCACGCCAGGAACTAACGTCGGCCAGATAATTCAGCCGATGCCTTTGGCTGGATTTGACCCAATGATGTATGATACGAGCATGATATTCGACGACATCCTAAAGGTTGTCGGCTCACAGGAAGCCAATATGGGTGGTACTTCTAACGGAACTACAGCAACAGAGGTTTCAGTCGCTGAGGGCTCTAGAATGTCATCGATCCAGTCTAACATTGACGACCTTGACGATATGCTGAGTAACATGGCGAATGCCGCTGGGCAAGTCATGCTGAAGTACTACAACGAGGAAACAGTTAAGAAGATAGCTGGTCCCGGCGCCACATGGCCCATGTTTGACATGCAAACCATATCCGAAGAGATATTCCTTGAGATTGAGGCCGGTTCCTCTGGAAGACCTAACAAAGCCCAGGAAATATCTAACTTTGAGCGAATTGCCCCCATAATCATGCAGATTCCCGGCATATCGCCAGAATGGCTTGCCAAGCAGGCAATCATGAGACTAGACGACAGAATGGATATATCTGACGCCGTGATAGCTGGCATACCATCTGTGGTAGCAATGAACGCCCAGGTGCCGCCTAACGCTGGCGGCGACTCTGAGAGCAATCCAGATGAGCAAGGCAAGGAGGGCGGAAACAAGACAGAAAGACCTCCAAACCAATCATCTTCAGCCCCGGACGCTAAGCGTCCAGAGACAACGTCAACTTAAAGTTTGACAAACCGATTATACCGGTAACAATATACAACGATGGAAAACATTAACGACGCTAATGAGGCTACGGATTCGTCAACCGAGGCAAACATGAGTGGCATGACTGCTACTGATGTTGGGACTCAAACAGGAGCAAGTCCTACTCCGCCAGACGAAAGTAAGAGGCGTTCACTGCTGGATGTTGTCAGAAATGCAGCAATCCGCAGAACAATGGCCGATGGAGAATCGTCAACTTCAGCAAGATACGAAGAATCATCGAGTACTAGAAGAGACGGAATGGACAATTCCGGCAATGACAGTGGCTCAAGTGAAGAAAATATCCCGTTCCACAACCATCCGAGATGGAAAGAAGTGATGCGCGAAAAGGCACAACTTGCCGAAAAAGCAAAGCACTACGAAGAAATCTCGGATTACATGAGGGCCAATGGCCTTTCCAATACTGAAATGGCTCAAGGATTTGAGGTTATGGCCTTGATGAAGAATGACCCATTTAAGGCAAAGGAAATACTCAATGCACACATGTCAAAGTTGTCTGAGTTTACTGGAGATATACTTCCAGTTGACATACAGGAAAAACTTGATAATGGTTTTATTGACACTGATGCGGCGAGGGAACTCGCTACCTACAGAGCCAGAACTCAACACACGGCTAAGGCCACTGAAGAGTACAACTCAAGAATAGCTGCTGAAGCTGAAGCTGCCAAAAAGCAGGAAATGTATCAAGCAGTAGTGGACTGGGAATCAAAAGTAAACATGAGAGATTCTGAGTATAAAAATAAGCAAGCGTTGGTCACCGATAGGGTCAAATCTATTATGCAGCAGTCCGGCAACCCCGCCTCTCCCGAAGATGCGGTTAAGTATGTTGAACAGGCGTATAATGAAATCAATCAGAGATTAGGTTCTCTGGCTGGCAGAAATGTCCCGACAAGGATGCCGACATCTTATAACAGTTCGTCCAGCGGTAACAGTGCTCCGCAACCTAGGTCGCTTCAAGAAGCGGTATCCTGGGCAGCACGTCGAGGCGGCTCGGCTCGTTAAATTTAAGCCAAAAACTCAAAAAACATAAAATACTATGGCATACGACGGCAATCCGATTTCAGCCTTTACAACAGGCGAAATCGCTTCAATAACAAACGCTGCTCTTGATTATTACATCAAGGGTGAAAGCTTCGCTCAGACCATCCAGGAAAAGCCTCTGCTCGGCAAAATGATGTCCAAGCAGAAGACCTTCCCCGGTGGTAAGGGTCTCATCAGCATTCCGATTATCTCGGAGTACACGACCGGCATCGAAGGTTTTGTGGGCGACGAACAGGTCTCCTACGACAACCCGAACAACATGAAGCGTGTTACCTTCCCCTGGAAGGAAATTCACGCGGGTATCTCGCTTACGCTCACCGAGCTCAAGATTGACGGCATTTCTGTCGTTGACACCCTTGACGGCGCGAACGTCAGCAGACACTCCGAGCGCGATGTCACTGTCCTCACCAACATCCTTGAGCACAAGCTCAGCGATATGGCTGAAGGCTGGTCTCGCTCATTCAACGAGATGCTTTGGAACGACGGCACCCAGGATAACAAGCTTGTCCCCGGTCTTTCGTTCTTCATCGCTGATGACCCCACCACGGGCGTCGTTGGCGGCGTCAACCGCGCTACCGCTGGTAACGAGTTCTGGAGAAATCGCTCTCTTGTTGGTGCCAACAAGATTGTGCCCTCCGCCTCAGCCCAGACGCTCACAAAGACTCTCCGACAGGAAGTCAGACAGCTCAAGCGTTATGGCGGCAAGCCCGACATCCTGCTCTGCGGTTCTAAGTTCATCGAAGCCCTTGAAGCCGAAATCCATGAAAAGGGTATCTATACCCAGGCTGGATTCGTCAACAGCGGCAAGACCGACATCGGCATGGGTGATATCTCCATGCGTGGCGTTGGTACCTTCGTGTACGACCCGACTCTGGATGACCTTAATAAGTCAGACTACGCTTACTTCATCGACTCCAATAACATCAATCTGTATGTTATGGAAGGCGAAGACCGCAAGACACATAACCCTGCTCGTCCTCACGACAAGTATGTTCTGTATCGTGCGATGACCTGGACTGGCGCCACTGCGGCCAGACAGCTCAACGGCTGCGGCGTCTACCAGGTTGCCTAAAAGGTAGTTCAGTAGAGCAAAAACAGGGGCTCAGACTTGACAGTCTGGGCCCTTTTTGTATATTAATGAATCTATGGAACTAGCAAGAATATCTATCACACTGTCGGGCGACCTTGGTAATGTTGTTTATAAAAATGGCATCACAGTCCCCGAGGCTTCGGTGCTTCGCTCGATGCACGGCAAGGGCTCTGTCTCTGTCGTTTACATCGAAAGCATGGACAAGCGCAGTCACGACGGCGAACTTTCCAGACTTATTACAAAGTATCCCAAGGAAGTTGTGACCAAGCTTTGGCCCGGCGAGAACCCTCGCCTGCCTGTTCGCTTTTCCGACATCGGCCTTGCCGAACCAGAACTTGAAGTGCGTCCACTTGCGTCAACCGAGAAGGACAAGGAGTCTAAGTAATGTCCAGAAACAGGACACTGTCTGAGTTGAGAGACCAGCTTCGCGCCGAAATCGGTGCGTCGCCCAGCGTAGCTATGGGTGTCAATGCGGTTCCTCAGATGAACCACATGCTAAACAGAGTGCAGGAGCGACTCTGGCTTGACTACGATTGGCCGTTTCTTTGGACCGAAACAGACATCCAGTCAGTCGATGGCGTCCGTTACTACAACATACCAAACACAGTAAACGGAGACCGAATCCGCAAGGTGATGGTCAACTGGAACGACTACTGGTACGCGTGCGAAAGCGGTATTGGTCCGGCTCACTACAACAT